GGTTTTAATAAATAATCATCTGTATTTTTAATTACAGTTTTAATTGAACCAGATGCAGCATTCATTAACATACTAATACCACTAGCTGTTCTACCTACACCAGATACACCAGTTTGCCCATGAGCAAATGATGGAAATCCTGTAGACTCATCAGCAAGTACTCTTGCTTTATCAAACAATTGCATATTTTCTGCAGATACATTTGGAAACTTAGTTCCAAAGATACCTTGACCTGGAGCACCCCCTTGTCTTCTAAATACTTTTCCTGGATATACAGATAAATCTTGTCCAGGCACAAGGTTAGTCTCATCTACTTCAAAGATAAGATTACCAGATAAGACCGCATTATCGACCGCCATACGCATAAAACCATTCATCAAAGTTTGTGTATCGTCCATGTTTTCTGCGATACCGATCCCGAATAAAGAGTAGGGGTTTAGTTCGTAGGGTACAGCATAATACGGAATCTTTGCAGGTTTAAATGGATTAAGTACTAATCTAATTATTTTATTATTACAAACCCATACATTAGCCTGTAGCTCATCTAAACCATCAAGTTCTTTTGGAATATCAACATCATTTTCTTCAAGCATTTTTCTTTCTACCATGCCCCAGAACTCTAGTACTTCAAATCGTTGTACTCCTTTATCAACTTGATAATCATTTAAATCATCTTCCCAGTATTTTTTATAATAAGACTCTCCTAAAGCTACAACTTCATCAATTACATTTTCTCTAAAAAAAGGTCTTTTCTTTAATGCTCTCATTTGAGAACGGCTTAATTTGTGTCTTTCTATTACATACTCAGCCTCATCCATATTATCAGCATCAGGGTCTGGATAAAAATTCCAAACACTTACATGAGATGTAGATGGTACTGTTTTAATTACAGGGCTATATTCACCATCCTCTTTCCAATTAGGATATTCTTTATCAATTGCAAATGGTCCTTTCATAATACCTGTACCAAAAAGTGCCATTTCAAATGCTGTAGATCGTAATTGCTTTGATGCATTACTTTCATCAAGCTGATCCATTATTTTCTTTTCCATATTTTTAGCTGCTATCATAGCAGGGCTAAAAGTAAATGCTGTTCCTGTAGCACCAACTCCTTCTTTTAAATTTTTTATTGGTTCTAACATATCTTCTAGAGGTCCAAGTTTTTCTCTTAATGTATATATAGTTGCACCTGGTGGTAATTTTTTACCATCTCCTGCATAACCATACATACCTTGCATAGATCTAGGTATTGGAGCCATCTTAGCAGGTGTATCTTCTTGTGGTGCTTTAGGATCAAAATGAACATCAGATGCTACACCTTCTGGTAGCACTGAAGGTTCTATACTAATTGGAAATCTATTATTAGAAAATAGTACATCTGTTATTTGACTATATGCAGCAAGAACTTTTGTTTTAGTTACTTTAACAAATATTCTACTTTTTTCTGTTTCAGTAAACTGTACGTCAGGTCCATAGATACCTCTATAGTTTCTATAAGATCTTAGCCATCGTTCTTCATCTATTCTTCTAGAATCTTCTGCCCTTGTAAATTGTTCCATAACAAGAGCAACCATAGAATTTTCTATAGTTTCCTGTTCTAATCCATCTCTATCATCTAGTACTACTTGTTCATCTACATATTCTTCTGCCATATCTAATATCCCATAACTTTATCTGATGGTGTAAAACTAGATACCTTTGCTGTATTAGGATCATAATCCCATAGGCTTGATCTAGGTCTACTCATTACTCCATATCTCAAAGCATCATATAAGTGATCCTCTGATTTTGTATCTATATCCTCTGGATTTCTTTTATCTAAAGGTATCACTGGTAATTGTGCAATTAAATTTGTACAGTTACTAGTTATAACCAATCTTGGCTCTTCTGTAAACTCATCTATTTGTAATCTACTATGTATTTCATTTTTACCTGCTATACGACTACCTGCACTTCTATCTGCAGGTCGCCATCTACACCCTTCTATAATCATAGTTTCTGCAAGTGATGGTCCTGTATCTCCTCTTTTATGCCAACATGATGAATCTAATATTCCACAACGTATTGTTCCATCATTTTCTTCTGCCTCTAATACCATATGTGCTAAATCTTTAGCTAATACTTTACTTACATACAACTCTCTATAAACTATTAGTTGTTCTGATGGTGATACAGTAAACCAAACAACAGCAGAATAACTTCCATATCCATAATCACAAGCTCTAAACTTTACCCAGTTTCTTGGTATATCTACTGGGTCTATAACATGTATATTCCTATTAAATTCTGGAAATGCTGCACCTTCTGCTACATCCCAATTCCCTTCTAGTAGTTGTTTTCTCTGATGTTCTGGTAAAGAAAGCAACATTGTTTCATAATCACCCTGTTCTGCAAGAAATGGATTATCTTGCAACGATGCAGGTATAAACCTTCTCTTAAATAATGGTTCACCCTCTTTACTATGTCCTTTAGGATATGTTAAAGGTTCACCTGTCTCTATATTAGTAGCCCAAAATGAATCTCCTGCAGGTGCAGGGTCAATAAACATCTTTTTTACCCATGCATGACCTGGCCCACCTGGGTTTGTTGTTGCTCTAGCATAGATAGGCAAGTCTTTTGCAGTACTTCGTAGTCGGGATCTCATATAGTCCCATGCAAAAGGTGTTGCCCACTGCGTTAATTCGTCAAAGCCTACCCAACTAAATGCTAAACCTTGATACCTTAATACATCTTCATCTCTATCTAAGTAAGAAAACCACAACCTAGCTCCATTTGGTGCTACCCATTGCATTTTTCTTTCTGACCACTTAATACCTGGATATATCTGGGGGTACATTTCCTGACTTTTCCAGATAAGTTCTCTTAATTCCTCTGTAGTATGTCGCAATAGCAACCCACTAAACTGTGGATGTCCCATATATCGTAGTGGATCTGCTAACATAGCATATGATTTACCACCACCTGCTGCACCACCATACAAAACTTCTCTTTCACCTGCTGCTAAGAACTTAGTTTGGGGTCCTGCATTAGGTTTAAATATTACATTCTGTTCACTTAAATCTATTTGCTCTTTAGCAGACTTTTCTAGCACCATTGGCTTGGGCTTCGAGGTTCTTTTCTTGCCTGTAGCCTTTGGTTTTCTCGAATTTTTCCGCAAGTTTGAGGGCTTTTTCGAGCCTTCTGGCCCACTGCCTAAATACTTGAGCTTTGCGGTTGTTTCGTCCTTCATCTTTTACTCGTTTCAATAGTCCCATATGTGTAATAGATCTTCCTGTAACAGTAGTTAACCAAGCAGCCACCTTTCTAGATGAGTATTGTTTAAGATACTGCTTTGCTTTTTCCAAAGCTTGTAACTCTTCTGGAATAGGATCAAAGATAGATTTATCTTCATCATTTATTTTATATCCAAAAGGAGCAGTCTTGGAATTTTTAATATTAGGAATTGGTAAAAACTCTTGTGTATCATAAGCTTCTTTTGGTTGTGGTAATATCCATAAACCAATCTGCGGTAATTTGTCTCGCACTATTAACTCTCCTCATTATTATCCCGATCTTTAGGGGGGAGTATCATTAAACCATTTGAAGCTTCTACTTGCAACTTTTCAGTTTTAGCTAATCCTACTCTATCTAATAAATCTTTTGCTGCTACTAATTTATCTCTTAGTCCTAACTGTGTAGGTTCTACCATGCCGTCTACTAACGACATGGCAGCTACTGGTGCATTTCTAGCCATATACAACTGAGTTATTTCTACAATTTCTTCTTTCAAAGATTTTACAATTTCTGTAGTAGAATTGTTTTCTGAATAACCTGCTAATCTTTTAGCTTCAACAACATTTCCTCTTGCCTCATCAAATAAGACATCAAGAAATTTTTGTTGTTTTTCTGTTAGTTGTCTAGCCATCATGTTACCTTTCTATAACTTCTTACTTTTTTGGCAATCCGTTTGGGTTGAGCCACAAATTGCTTACCCATTTTCCTGCCTTTGCGTTTAGCTCTAGTAGTTGCTCGATACTCTGAGTCTGATAGTGAAGCAATTGCTTTGCTTGGGAGATACCTTTCTCCTGTAGCTCTACTGCCTTGTGTACTAGGTTTTCCACTTTTAGTCCTCCATTTTTGTTTAGTCCATGATTTTAAACTTTTTTGAGATTTAGCTAGTGCCATTGTTATGCTTTCTTTCTTTTTTTAGTTTTCTCTTTCATTGCATTAATGAATTTTCTATACACTGCAGCTCCTGCTTTTTTTGCTACCCTAGCCCTCTGTTCCATTGCTATTGCTGCTTGTATTTTATGTGCATGACTTTTGCCACTTCTTTTAATAATCCCAACACTTTTTTTTGCATCTTCTACGGTAGCAAACTTTAATCCTCTAATTGTTCCCTTTGGATTCTCATCTGTATATAAATCAGAATGTTTTTTAGAACCTACAGGCTGTCCTTTTTTACGAGATATTCTAGGCTTGGATATCAACTTTTGTACCCACCACCTGCTTTTTTGTAGGCTGATGCAACCATCTGGGCTTTCCTCGCAGACCATTGTCCAGGTGCTCCACCTTTTCCACCTGCTTTAATACGGTTGAATATACTTTTGCGTAAACTTGGTTTGGTGTAATTACCTGCAGCATTTACGGTACTCTTCTTCTTTTTTTGCATAGCCATAATTAATCATCTCCTCCTCTATTCATCATCCAAAATGCAAAACCTATAGCACCTACTATCCATAAAAATAAAATTAAATCCATAATCATCTCACAGGGTCAAAAAATTCTTCTACAGATATAGTAACATCAAAGTTACCTGTACTGTCTGTATAACAAACTAACTTATCTGCCTGATGTAAATTTAATCTAACACCGCCCATAAGCTGTTGTATTGAGTTGTTTGTCATTGCTAATTTATTTACAATAGTATGATATGTAGTATCTTCATTATGATAAAACTGAATATATATATGTGTATTATTAGCATTACCAGAACTAATTAATAAAAAATCTACAAGAGCACTATGGTTATTCGGCACTGTATATAATACATCTCCACTAGTACTTCCAGATGTGGCTGTTATACTCTTAGATTCAGTTACAAATTTACTAGCACTGTTGTTAATTAATGGCATTACTTACCAACTTTTCTTTTAAAGTAATGGTCTGCTGTAACTAAACCACCAGATTTCATAGTAGTTCTTTTTCTTTTAGTTTTCTTTACTGCTCCACCTTTTTTATAACTATCAAATCTAAAAGGCTCAGTAGCTTTTTCTAAAGCACGTTCATAAGCTACATTATCTGACATTTTTTCATCAGGGTCAGGAAATCTTAATTTACCTTCTGCTAAATTTCTTTGTGGGGCCATTTCATCTTTACCAAACTCTGCCATCTTTTCATCCATTTTAGGCTTTTCTCTAGTATCTAATTCCATCTTAGCACCACTTTTAGTTTCAGGTTTCATTTTTGCTTTTGCTTCAGCTTTTGTTAAATCTCTTCGTAATCTATCTCCAAGTTTATTTAATTTTGATATATCTTTACCTTTATATTTTTTTCTAGCTAAAGATAATCTTTTTCCAAATTGTATCTTTGCATTTTTTAAAAGATCTTGATCTGCTTTACTTATAATTCTTTTTGATTCTTTAGATTGAGCTTGAGTTAATAAATTTTTTACTCTTCCAGTTATACCAAGTTGTTTTTCTACTGCTGTTAAACCCTCTGCAGAAACAGGATATTTAAATTTACCTTTTGTTTTTTCTTTAGCAATTTGTTCTTTTGCTTTTTCAGTACCTATTTTCTTTTTTAATATTGCAGTTCTATCTCTAATACCAGTTGTTTCTCTTGTTCTTTCTCTTGCAGGAGAAACTTTTGCTAATTGTTTATTAATAAAAGATACATCTTTATCTGATAAAGCAGGTTTTTTAGAAGCTTTAGCTATATCATCTTTTACCTCTTTAGCAATACCTGCTACCTTATTAAAAGGCTCACTAGGAAAAGCAGGATCATATGCTTTTATAACAGTAGCTTTAGGTTTTTTATAAGTAGATTGAATTTTTTTTGCTTTATCTAATTCTTTTTTTAATTTAAAAACTTTAGATATTTTACCTACAACAGGTATTTTTTCAATAACTCTTTCAGCAGCTTGTAGTATTTTATAACTACCCGTTAATTGTTCTGCTGCTTTTTTCATCTTAGCTTGTTGTGCAGTACTGACTTTATTTTTTTTACTTTTAGATTTATCAGTAACTGCTACTGTTCTTTTAGCCATTGTTATTCCTTGTATAAATTATTAAATGTAACTGTAGGGTCTGTATAACTATCGTCTTGCTCTGCACAATGGATATATTGGCTTGGTCTAAAATCAGGTGCTCCTTCGCCTGTTATCCAATATGCAGGGCTAGTGACTCTAACTCTATTATTTGGTAAGGCAACTACATTACCTTTCCATTGTCCCTCAGTTAATATCATTACATGTGACTGTTTATGTTGAGCAGGATCATCTGCTACCTGACTCTCTGTAAAATCTACAGTAAATAAATACCTAGACTTATAAAATTCTCCATCTATCTTACAAAGCCAAGGGCTAGGTTGACATCTAGAAA